GCAAGGCAAGGCAAGGATTATTTAACGTTTTAAAAATTAGCTTACGTTACTCTTCTCTTTTTAAGACTATTAACAAAATTTAAATTGACTTGTTTTTATTTGCTGTTATACATAACTCTTTAAAATTTTTCTTGCTAACATTTGAGATATTAAACAAGCTGTTATTATATAAAAGGTATTTATTACAAGTTTTTAAAAGTTGCGTTTATCCCTTTTTTTATCCTCTTAACTTATTGATAAAAAGGTTGTTGCTATATTCACAATGTTTTTTAACAAGGTTGTTAATTTACCTTATGCAATAACTTTTAAATGAAGTTTTTAAAAATTGCAATAACTTTTTTATGAAGTTTTATAAATTTTTTACTTGACAATTTAAAAGCCTTATAAAATAAGGGGTTGCACTTGCAACAGATATTAAAAAGCCTTTGTTAATAACAGGGGGTTTGTTGTTGGATCGTTAAAAATTGATATTGTTACATTGTAACAGTTTTTAACACTTTTTGATTGACTTCTAATAGATAACATTTTAATTGATCCAATCTTTTTATATATTGCATTGTATAAATTGATAGTGTTGCTAACAACAAAATTTTTGAAGTTATTAACAGGCAATAAAAAAGCCCTGCTAAAAAGCAAGGCAATTTTAAAGGGTTGCTGCTGGTGTGTATTAAAAGCCGATAAGACTAAAGATCAGATCGTTATGAAGTGTTGTAAGTCTTTTATTTTCGAAGCTATTAACACGCTTTTTAAAATAATTTATTATTGAATCTATCTGTTTTGGGTGTAGCTTGTTAATATCATCGTTAAAATATAATTCAATAGTGTGATATTGTTTATTATAACAAGCTTTTTTAATACTGCTAAAATTATTTTTTTGTAGCCATTTATAAATATTATCGGCTTTTATATCATTGTTTAAATATAAATAAATACTGTTATTCATTGTTAAAATTCCTTTATAAAGTTGTTTACAATTGCAGAGATATTCTAACAACTGTTAAAATATTGTCAATAAATATGTTATTGATTGTTAATAGTTTTTAATTGCTGGTAACAGATTGTAACAGGTTGTTAAAAATAAAATTATAAAGGATCCTTTGAAAGTGTGTTAATGATCTATTATATATCTTTAACAATATATAACAATATATAACAATATATATCAGATTGTAACAAACTTGATAAAAAATTGTTGCCGGTTGTTAAAAATTGTTGATGCTGTTAATACCTGTTAAAAATTGTTGCCGGATTGCATAAGATTTTAACAATTTGATAACAGACTTTTCAAAGGGGGTAGCAGGGGGTTGACGGGTTCTGTTACATATTCTTATTATACCTAAAAAATTTCTCACAAAAATTACGACATTTGGTAAAAGTCTGAAAAAGTTCTTGACAGCAGATGAAATCTGCGTATCGAACTTAAAAAGTTCTTGACAATTTGTAAAAATTTGTTTACAATTGTAGCAGATTTTGTAATGCACGGAGAACAAAATGTGGAAAGATATTAGAAAAAACGGTAGCAGATACGTAACAAACTCTGCTTTTGCTGAATTTAACATTGTACCAGACTATAAACCTACTTTTACACTAGCTGATGAAGACCATGATGGCTTAATAAGCTTTCCAAAACTCTTTCTCAGCTATTACAAAGATCCATCAGAATCTACATTTGTTGAAGATGTCTTTGAAGGAGATTGGAAACACTGGGAATTATTTAAAAATAGCGGTAACATAAGTGAAGTATATGAATTATTACGTAAACAAGCTGATAAAAGACTGGAATCAGAAGCTATAAACAAGATTATTTCCATTGCTTTTGACGATAATAATAAAAATAACTTACAAGCTCTTAAATTTATCATTGACGGTAAGACTAATAAACCTGAGAAGAAGGTTGGCAGACCTAAAAAAGAGAAGAAAGAACCTGAAATAAACTCTAAAGACTTGTTAGCAGACATTCAGAGGCTTAAACAGTAATGGCATCACATGAAGAAACATTAACAGAGGTACGTAAACTGGCTGAAGCAGACCTTATAACATTTGTTAAGCTGGTAGCACCATATAATGTAATGGGTACTTGTCATGAAGACTTGTGTAAGTTCTTAACAAATCCTGAAGGGAAGAATTACAGACTTGTATTATACCCTCGTGCACACCGTAAAAGCTTCTATGCAGGTTGTTACGTAGCTTGGCAGATCGTAAAGAACCCAGCAATTGCTATAGTGTACTTATCAGCTACATCAGACTTGGCAGAAGCTCAATTAAGAATGATAAAAGGTGTATTGGACTCACCAATTGTTAGAAGATATTGGCCAGATCTTATCAATGTTGATGAAGGTAAACGTGAGAAATGGACTACTTCAGAGATTTGTGTAGACAGCCCTATAAGAACTGCTGAAGGTACTCGTGATAGCACTGTTAAAGCTGGTGGCCTAACTACTAACATCACTGGTGCGCATGCTGATTTAATTGTATTAGATGATATCGTAGTACCTAAGAACAACAATGAAGAAGGACGTAGACAAGTTGAAGCACAATATTCACAACTTCAATCAATTCTTAATCCTGGTGGTAGAATAATAGCTGTTGGAACTCGTTACCACCCTAAAGATATCTATGACACCATGCAGAACACTATGGAAGAGATCTTTGATGAGCATGGTGAAATAATTGGTAAAGAACCACAGTGGGATATATTACAGAAGTCTGTTGAAGAGAATGGTGAATTCCTCTGGAACAGAACTCGTAGAAAGGATGGTAAGTACTATGGCTTCGACTTCAAAGAACTTGCACGAATTAAAGCAGGTTATGTAGATAAGTCACAGTTCTACGCACAATACTATAATGATCCTAATGATAGTGGTAGTAGTCCTATCACACCTGATATGTTTATGTACTATAATCGAGAACATGTCTATACCAAAGCTGGTGTATACTATATCAAAGATAAACCACTGAATGTATACGCTGCTATAGACTTTGCATTTGCTTTATCACATCGTGCAGATAGTACTGCAATAGTTGTAGTAGGCATTGACAGTGATAATAATAGATATGTACTCGATATTGACCGATTCAAGACAGACCGTATACAAGATTACTACAGTCACATAATATCACTTCATAATAAATATAATTTAAAAAAACTCCGTGCAGAAGTGTCAGTGGCTCAGCAAGTAATCGTTACAGCTCTTAAAGATAAGATGGCTGAGAATTCTGTGAGACTTGTCATAGAAGACTACAGACCTTTTGCAAAGAAAGAAGAGCGTGTATCGGCTGTCTTGAGACCGTTATATGAAGATCACAAAATCTTTCACTACCGTGGTGGTAACTGTGAAATACTTGAAGAAGAATTAAAGCAACTTAAACCTGCACATGACGATGTGAAGAATGCTTTAGCAGATGCTTGTTCAATTGCTGTAGCTCCTAAAAGATGGGGTTATCAGAAATCTAACAATGCACCTAAACCCTTATCTAGATTTGGTGGCATATAATAAAGGAGACATCGATGCCTAATACACTTGAAATATATAAACTACAAGAACCTGACAGTCTTGCTACAGCTATTGCTAACAAGTATGTTGCATGGGATAATTCTCGTGACAGATGGTATAGCAATGCTAGAGAGACTTTAGAGAATTTGTATGCGACTTCAACACACGATATCTTTAGTCAATGTCATGACTGGGACAATAGCACTCACATCCCAAAGCTGACACAGATTAGAGACATGCTTATTACATATTATTTAGATGCTATGTTTGGTTTACCTGACTATGTTGATTGGGAACCTTATAGCAAAGAGTCTGTCGATTTCACTACAAAGAATCGTTTAAAATCTCTTATCAAACAGATCCTTCATGATTCAGAGTTTAAACCAACCATTAGACAACTTGTAGAAGATTACGTAGATTATGGTAATGCATTTGCAACAGCTGTGCCATATAATAAAATGCTTGGTGATAAAGTACTGTATAGTGGTCCTAAAGCCTTTCGTATTAACCCTATGGACATCTTCTTTGATCCTCTTGCATCAAGTTTTGAACAATCTCCTAAGATTATTAGAACTACAATGACTTTAGGTGAGTTGATGCAATCTGCAGAACAGTTTTCACAAGATGAGAACTTGTTTAATAAAGCTTTGAAGAAGGCTATGAAGAAACGTCATCAGATTTATAATACTATTGCTGCAAACAATAAAGATGCTATAGTTGATGACATGTGTCATATTGCTGGCTTTGATAGCTGGTCAACATATTATGCATCAGATGTAGTAGAACTGTTAACATTCTATGGAGATCTTTATGACTGTGACACAGGTAAGTTACATAAAGGTGTCAGAATTGTTGTAATGGATCGTGCATATGTATTGTTAGAAGAACCTATCACAGACTATGGTTTTGGTTGTAACATTCTTAAAGCTGGTTGGAGAGATCGTAAAGATAACTTGTGGAGCATGTCACCATTAGATAACATCAAAGGTATGCAATATATGGTGGACTTCTTAGAAAACAAGAGAGCAGACGTATTCAACTTCATCAGCAACCCTATGGTGGTAACACAAGGTGATGCTGAAATGCCTGAATATCTGTTCCCAGGTTGTCACATTGGTCTTGATACAGATGCAACAATACAGTTTATTAAACCCGATGCAACAGCTTTACAGGCTGATCTGTATATTCAAAACTATCTTAATCAGATGGAAGAGATGGCAGGTATGCCTAAAGAAGCTATGGGATTCAGAACACCTGGTGAAAAGACTGCATTCGAAATATCACAACTGAATACAGCTGCTTCAAGAATCTTTAATGAGAAAGTAAGAAAGTTTGAAATGGAGATATTAGAACCACTGCTTACATTAATGTTGCGTATTTATACAGGAGCTGGTGCAAGAGTAATTCAACTAAAACAGGTTGCAGAAAACGGTGTTGTATCTTTTGTCAATGTTGATATGGATACATTAAATACTGAAGGAAGATTTGTAGCTACTGGTTCAAGTACCTATACAGAGAAAGCACAGCTAGCACAAACACTAATGCAATTATCTAATACTGCTTTGTACTCTGATCCACTTGTATCAAACTGGTTTGATCCTAAGAAGGTAGCGCAGACCATTGTATATGCTACAGGTCTTGATAAAATCGATGGAATCTTGAAAGAAAATGCAAGAGTTGATGCAGAGCTAAACATGAGAACTGCTGCAGAATCTGCTACACAAATGGTAGAAGAACAGCAAGTAAGAGGTGTACAAGATGCTCAACAAGGTGTTATGTAAAGTAGATCAGGCTGAGAAAGAAGACTATGAAAGAATGATACGGTTAGCTCAGCCTGTCTTTCAAAAACTTATAGAGATTCTTAAAGAGGATTTGAACAAAGTAGACTTTGTAGCTGATGAAGATTTTGATAATCCATCATGGGCTTTGAAACAAGCTTTTAAAGTTGGATATAAAAAAGGCTTGACAAGATTATTAGAATATGGTATTATAGATGCTGTAAAAGAATAATTCACACGGAGAAATAAATTATGACAGATGAAGCAACTACTTCAAATGTAAATGGAATTAACGATGGTGGCAATACTGGTGTCATCAACGTAGGAGAGCACTCTGCATATAAATCTGTAGAAGATCTCGTTAAAGGCAAAGCAGAAGCTGATAAGTATATTGCAAAATTGTTAGCAGAAGTTAAAGCCAAAGATGAAATGATTACGAACTTAACAGCTCGTGCAAACATCACAGAAGAACTTAAACAGATTAGAGAGGCGAATAAGATGGGTACGGAGAATACTAACACTCTAGAGATTACCGAAGATGCTATGAAACAGATAGCTCTCAAAACTATGCAAGAAGAAGCACAACGTACAACAGCTCAAAACAACTGGGAAAATTGCAAGGCAGCTGTAGCGACTGTTAATAGTGATGTTGAACTTGCACTGAAGAATAAAGCACAAGAACTTGGATGCACTGTTGAATACTTGCAAGGCATTGCACAGACAAGTCCGAAAGCTTTTAAAAGTATGTTTGGTATAAAGGATACAGTCTCTTTCGATTCTGTAAACTTCTTGCAAAGTACTAGACAGACTTCTAATGAAACCAGCAACGAAGATTATAGTGAGATGTTAAAGACTGCCAATAACCCGAGAGTGGCTGCTGACTTATTTAACAGAGCTATGAAAGACCCTTCGATGCTTGACAAAATTAAATCATGGTAATATTTTAAAAGGATTAGATTAAAATGGCTGACTTAAATGGTATAAATACCCAAAACAGTAAAGCAGTAATCCGTGCCAAGATCTACTCAGGTATCTTACGTGAACAGTTGGAACCTGAATTGATTGCAATGAACTATGTTGATGTAATCAACTCTTTCCCGGATGGTGACAAATGGGAAGATGTAGAAATGGGTAACGCTACTGTTACTGACTATCACGAGGGTGAAGAGATTGACTTCAAAGGTTTAGACTTTGCTACTCGTACTTTCGAGATCAATGAATATGTTAACAGCGGTCACTATGTAACTGCCAAGTTTGCTCAGGATTCTTACCTGGCTTCCCAGATAATGGCTAAGGTACCTGCTTTAGAAGCACGTGCGATTGCTGCAGACCTTGAACAAAAGATCTTCAATCTCGTAACAAAAATTCACTCAATCATCAAACCGAATGATCCTGCTAAATTGAATGGTATGCAACACCGTTTTGTAGCTGGTGATGTTGGCGGTGATTATGGTATTTTAACTCCGGAAGACTTTGCTTACGCTACTGTAGCTTTGAATAAAGTTAACTATCATGGTCCGCGTATTGCTATTATTCCGTCTTATCAAGAATATGCAATTGTTACAAACCAACGTATCAGAGCTTCTTTACAGTACAACCCGAAATTTGAAGGTATCGTTCGTGACGGTGCTATGACAGGTATGAAGTTTGCATTCAACATTTATGGTTGGGATGTTTACACTTCTGAATTCTTGCCTAAAGTATCTGGCGAAACATCTTTGAAGAATCGTGATGAGACTGTAACATTCTCTACTTTGAATAACTGCGGTGTAGCATTATTGTTCACAAACATTACAGATCGTAGACCGTTCCGTATGGCTTGGAGACAGATGCCGAAGTTTGAAGGACGTTGGAATATGGCAAAACAGCGTGAAGAGTATGTAACTGTTGCTCGTTATGGTCTTGATGTAGGTGACCAAGAAAACCTTGTTGTCATCTTGTGTAAAGACACTGACTCAACGATTAGCGTATAAGGAGAATTGAAATGGGTGATTATGTAGATTCTTTCGGTTTAGTACGTTATGTAGGTCGTGGTGAAGGCGTTGACAACTTGTATGATGCTTCTGCCAAACCTGCTGAAGGCATGTATAACTCTATTGAAGTTAAAATTGACGGTGAAGGTATTGGTCCGAATGTAGGCACTGCTTACGATCGTGGTCAAGCATGTATACCGGCTGGTTCAGTTTTAGGAAGAGCTGTATTATTTGTTGAAGAAGCTGGCAGAGGTGCCAACATCGAATTGTCTCTCGTTAAGAAAGATGGTCAAGACTTTGATACTGCTATTGAATTAACTGCTTCCGCAATTACACCGGCAGATGCAACTTCTTACGAGTGTAACAACGCTGAAGGCACACAGATTCCGGTTGCGTTCGAAGACGGCAAACTTGCTGCAGAACAAGACAATGCTTATGTAAAGATGAGCGGAACTGTTAAAGATCTTAAAGGCGTATTAAAAATCGAATTTATTTAATTCAAACTTTAAGGGGCTGGCTACGGCTGGCCCCAATTCACATAGAGTAATCATCGATTACAAATTTCATAGAGGATATTACAATGGCTGACGTAGAACATTCACAACTTCCAGATGAACTATTACATGAACCAAAAGGTGCGTCAACAGCTGCTGCAGGTACTGTCTACGTAGCCGATGGAGCTGGTTCAGGTTCTTTCTCAAAACTTCCAGTAGATTCTTTGGATATTCCTTTAGAGTCTGTGCCACTTATTACAGAACCTGTAGGAGTTGCAGAAATAAAACTTAACGAGTTGTTAACAGCTTTAAAGAATGAGGGACTTATAGAATAATGAAAACAAGTATAAGAAGATTAGATAGTCTGACACACAATGATACAGCTGCTACAAAATTAATTAACGACAACTTCAGTGCTTTACAACAAGGCATTGAAGATTCTTTATCAAGAACTGGAAAAACCCCTAACTTTATGAATTCTGATTTAGACTTGAACACTAAAAGAATAATAAATGTTGGTTCACCTATATCAGATTCTGATCTGGCCAATAAAAAATATGTAGACGATATAGTTGCAGCTGAAGAAACACGAGCATCAGGTGTTGAAAATGTTTTATCAGGACGTATTGATGGAATTAATAACACGTTGGGTGCATTTGGAAACATCGTAACACACAATACAGATGAGTTCGCAACTGCTGCACAAGGTGTCAAAGCTGATACAGCTGTACAACCATCTGACCTATCTACAGTAGCAACATCAGGAGACTATGACGATTTAAGTAATAAACCAGATATTCCAGTTGTAAATGATTCCACAATAACCTTGACACAGGGTGGTTCTATAATGGGTTCATTTACTCTTAATCAAGCTGGTGACGCAACTATTGTATTAAACGGTGAAAGTGGTGGAGCTACGTGGGGGCTTATTACAGGTACTTTATCAAATCAAACAGATTTACAGACAGCTTTAGCAGGTAAACAAGATGTAATTTCAGACCTTGCAACAATTCGTAGTGGTGCTAGTGCAGGTGCAACAGCCGTGCAACCAAGTGCATTAAATGATTACGCCACAAAACAATATGTAGATGATATTGTAGGTGATATTGAAACATTGTTACATAACATCAACAGCGGAGAATAGTTATGACGATTGCAAGTGAAATTTCTAAACTTCAAACAAACCTTGAAAACTCTTATACAGCTATTGAAACTAAAGGCGGTACTTTACCAGAACATCAAAACTTCGATAATCTTTCAACAGCTATTGAATCAATCTCTAGCGGTGGTGGTGAGGGAACGACACTATTTGTTGAAAACTTTGAAGATACTAATCCGCCGGTAGGTTATGTACATTTGTTAAATATGAACGGGAACATCGAAGGAAGTACAACAGAAACATTAAGTCAAGGTATTCTTCCAACCATTCCGATTGTAACAAATCAAGGCAAAGCCTTTTTTATACATAGTGAGTATCAATATTTAAGGCTTTATTCATATCTTAAACAATCAGAAAACGATGTTGGAGAATGGAACTATAATCAAATAAGTTTTCCAAGAGGTTATTTACCTGACTACAGACATCCAGTTTATAACAATAAATCTACAATGACTTTCATAGAATTGAACAGTGATAATGTGTATGTTGTTGACTATGAACACGGTCCAAAGTTGTTATATAACAGAAATTATCAACCATTTTTATATTGTAGATTTAGAAATAGTGACGGCTATTTAACAAATGAAGATGGTTCTTTAACTTATAATACAGGATTTGGAGGAACTAGAAATAGTCAAATACTTGTTCAAGACGGTAAAGCTGATGATGTAATAATTATTTCAAAGATTGGAAAAGTTAGTTTCATTCATACACAAGACTTTCCAAATTGCACACAAGAAGATTTTACATTTACTGTAACAAGTGGAAATCTGAATCTAGGTGTCTTTGGGTTTGAAGAAACAGGTTGCTACTATGCAATGATTGATAACAAAACATTAAAAATCTTTAAATATAATGGCACATCATTTGAACAAGTTTATACTGACTCTATTTATACATATAGCACTCCTTTTGTAGACCAAGGTCAGAGATTGATTTGTTATGTCAATGCCGATAGAATGCCTAAAAAACTTCTGTTAGATGATACGATTACAGATTGTTACATACCAAACTATGATGAAATACAAGCTGATTTATTGTTGAATACATATACTGCGGAAAATTGTTCTTTTGTAACAAATCGTGCAGGTAATTATGCTTCTTGGTCTTGGAGAACTGGAACCTATAATAACTATCAAAAAATTTGTGCATACGAATCAGATTATAAATGGAGATTGTTTGATTCTTCTACATACAATTATACAAACCTAGGAGGTATGTCACCAGTAACTTCATCAACTTGCTATGTAACAGGAGAAACCGATGAAGATGGTAAATATGAAGTAGCAACTGGTTTAAGAATTAATAAAGATGTTAATGTTTTGTCAATATTTGGTGGCACTATCCCAGATTCTGTTACAATGTATGGAGGTGTTGACAATGTTGTAAAATCTGAATTAGTTGGTAACGGTATACAATACTATGTTGATGTATATAGTGGCACACCTATGAAGATTGTTGCTACTAAAAACAGATATTATAATGCAATAAGTTATGGTAGCAAAGTTTATTTAAATGGTATGACTCCGTACACAGGTTTGAATATGTCTTATTATCAAGGTGCAGGATATTTAATGACTGTAAAAAACGAAAGTGGTG